GGCGGGGCGGGGCTCGCCTCGGCCGGCGGGGCGGGGCTCGACTCGGCCGGCGGGGCGGGGCGCGCGGCGGGCTCGATAATCTCGTTGTTAAAGTCACTCAGCGGGGCCGGCGTGCCCGTGCGCATCCGCGCGATTTCTTCGTAGGTCTACAATTTTTTCACCGCCCTCACTGCACCGTCACCTTTACCCCGCCGAGCGGGAAGGGAGGCGGCGCCTCGTCGTCATCCTCCTCCTCGCCCTCGGAGAGCGACGGGGTGTCGTCGTCCTCGTCGACGAACGGGGTGGGCGGCGGGCGGCGGGGGGTGACGGGCCTGGCCGCCGCCCGCTTCTGTGCAAACTTGTTCTGGCAGTGGTGCATCACGAGGGAGGTCCCGATCCCCATGATGATTTCCATCTCCGGGGTGGCCGCCGAGCGGCGCCAGTACTTGCGGTAGATCTTGGCGAGTGCGGCGTCGTACTTGTGGAGGTCCTTGGTCACAGTGTCCGCCCATCCGTCGAGCTCCAGCACCTTGACACGGGAGTTGAACAGCTCGACGCCGGTGAACCCGAGCTTCATAAAGTCGCGCATCATGTTGACCATCTGCGCCTCTTCGATGTTGGAGTTCAGCTTCCGTGCCTCCATCTGCATCTCGTCGAGGCTGTCGTCCATCGACCAGTTGCGGGTGGGCATCGCGCCGCTTGTGCGCAGGCGCTCGATCTCGAGCAGGGTCCCGTGCTTCTCGGCATGGACGCTCTCGTCGTCGCCGCCCACGCGCGACACGGACGGGGCGCTCGACACGGCACTCGGCGCACGCTGGTGGTGGCTCGAGGCATAGCTCGGAGCGGGGCGGGAGTGGATGCTCGCCATCGCACTCTCAAGCGTCGGCGGCTGGGGCGGGACCTGGGCCGGCCCCGCCGCCTGGTTCGCCAGGGTCGTGAACATGTGCACCTGCGATGCGCTCGTCGTGTCCATCGTCCGATTTTTTCACGGCAGCAGATGTTTCGGGTGCCGCACTGGACGCAGTGAACCCAATGCGCCCGCGGGTGTCTTCGAGTTCCTGGTTGAGGACCACCTGCTGCTCCGCGAGCTGAGAAAACACGTCGGGGTACTTGCCGAGGCACGTTTCAAACTTTTTGAGCAGCTCGAACCGCGCCTGAATCCGCCCCTCCAGCCCGACGATGTCCGTCTCCCACACCTTGAGGGCGACGGCCAGCTCCATGCGAGCGTGCTGCTCCGCCTCCTCGGCCAGCTGCGCCGCCGTGCGGACGGCCTCCAGCTCGTGGGGTTCAAAGACAGTGGACGATGCGAGGCTCTCTAGCGCCCGGTGGACCTCGGCGGTGTGCGCGGCGTGCTCCTCGATCGCGGTTCCCATCGCCGTCAGCTCTGGGGGTAGGGTGGCCAGTGACATGCTCGCTGTTTGACTACCCACTGTACATCCACGGGCGCCGTCCGCTAACGCACAGTGGCCGCCGTGACGTAAAAACACCGCGACCAATATATATCTAGTTCAGACGAATGTCCACAGCCACAAGTCGGAGCACAGCAGCGAGGGCACGATGAGCATACCCCGTCCAGAGCCCAGTAGCGCCGCGATGGCCGCACTATTCGTGCTGCTCGCGTGCACGGGCGGGTCTGCGGTGGCCACACTCGCCACTGCCACGGTGATATCTGGATATGGTGCGTACTGCTACCAGTGGGCGCGCTACGAGGCGACACGGACGCTACCCGCCCCCGAGGCCGCCCGCGTGCAGGCGCTCGTGCGACTGGCACTGTTTACGGGACTGGTCGTCACCTCGGTGTGCGGCGACGCGGTGTGGCGCGCCTCGTGCGCGGTGCTGTGTGCACTCGCGTGTCGCCACCGGTGCACCGCCGACCCGTGGTTCTGGATGGCGGTGTCCGGGCTCGTTCTGACCACCACGGGCCATGCACTGCGGGTGCAGCTGCAAGAGCAACACGGGCTGGCCGAGTCTACGGCCGAGAAGTGGACCACCCTCGTTCTCCCCGCGGCTTATGCGGCCCCGGCGCACTGGTGGGGATTTGTACACACGGGGATCCGCCGGGAGACGGGCGCTGAGAGGGGCGAGGCGACGCCGGCAACGATCGGCCTCGTGGTGGCCATCCTCGTGGCGATGGTGGCCGACGAGTTTGCCGACGCGACAAAACGTACGGTTGTGCACCATGAGCAACTCGGGCGCGACGGATACCTCGCCGCGAGCGCCGCTTCGCTGCTGTGCGGATACGTGGGCGAGTCCGTGGGAGGGGGGTGGACGCTACGAAACGCCTGGGTGGTTCACACAATGGTACAGTGGGCCCGCATGCAAGCTCTGGGTGGTACAGTACTCTCCTGGCCAGTGGTAGGGATGGTGATCGCGGCCGAGGACGTGAGCGGGGCACTGGTCGTGGGGGCACTCAATCGAGAGCAGGAGCTGGCACAGCGGCACGGCACAGGGTCGAACAAGTCACTCGCGTGGGTCGATGCGGCGGAGCGAGTCGGTAAGGCGGTGCTGCGCGTGGGCACACTCGGTGCCGTGGGCCACTTTGGCCGGGCGGCGGTGGGCCAGTGGGGGATGGGGCTGAGCCTCGCGAGCACGGCAGGCGTGCTACTGGTTGCTTCTGCGAGCGAGGAGCGGAAGAAGAGGTAGCGCGAAAGGCGGCTGTGCTGGCACTCTCCGACACTTGTACGAGTATTAAATTCAATAGAACATATCAAACATGGCAGCGAGTGGGTGCAGTACCCTTGCCACAGTCGTGACAGCGATCCTAGTACTCGTGCATATTGCGGCATGGACGTTCATATTGTTTGCATTCGTGGACGAGCGGGCGGCGCGCTTTAATGTGACCGTCGCCATTCCGCTCGTGTATCTGGCACACGTCCTCCCGTTCCACGTGCTCACCGCGAGCAAGCAGCGGGCGTGCGGCGACTGGATGCAGGTCGACGATGCCGTCGTCGACGCTCTCGTGCTACCGCGCATGTTCAAGCAAGCCCAGCAGTACGCCACGGAACGGTGTTTCCAGTCGCCGATCAGCCCCCAGGGTATGCTCGTATTCGGCGCCCTGACGTCCGCATGGCGTGTAATATATAGCGCCGGCCTCATTGGCAGGTGAACGGTACTTGCGACCAATTTATTTGTAAGTTAGACAAAGACAAGCAGAGCCGCGACGGCATCGTGCGCAACCGGAATGGCACAGCCAGTCGAGACGCACGGTGCAGTTCTCATCCTAGTGGCGAAGATACTGTCGCTAGTGATAGCTAGCTGGACCCGCCCACACGGAGAGGCGGAGCGAGCGAGACCGCGTCTCTGATCCTCGCGACGCTGTGGAACAACGGAGAAACGAGCGATGGCGTCCCCGGCCGTGAACGTGCTGCGGCTGTACAAGAGCAAGTGTATCGGTAAAGCTCCATCCAAGGCAGTGAAGAGGATCGAGGCCGCCGACGCGGTGTTTGGGGAAGTGGCGGCGCACCTCGAAGCGCTGTGCCGGGTGCCGCTGAAGCCGAGCACGTGTGCGGTGGCGAAAAACCTCTTTGCCGAGGCCTACATGTCGGGGGCGTTGGCGCCTCGCCGAGTGGAGTGCGCCCTGGCGAGCGTCCTGTTTATCGCGTGCCGCATGGAAGGCGACCCGTGGTTTTTTTCAGAGATCTGTGGGGCGATGGGTTGCGCCGATTCCCGGAAAGGGTGGCGGACCTACAAGCTGGTGCACAAGGCGTGCGGCTCACCGAGTCTGCCACACGTGCAGGGGGATGCGCTGATTCGACGCTGCTGCGTGGGCGCCGGTATCGACGACCCCGGGGTGGTGACCGCGGCACTCGTGATCTACAAGCGCGCATGCGCATTGGAGATAGGCTGGAGCCGCCATCCGGGGGGCGGGGCGTGTGCGTGTGTGTACATGGCCGCCCGGCTCCGGCCGGGCGGGGCCCGTGCGATGCTGGACATTAGCCCGTACAGTGGCGCATCGAAGGACATTGCCAAGAAGTGGTACCGTGAGATGTGGCCGCACCGGGCGGAGATAGTACCGCTGTCCCTCGAGGGCGGAGCATGGAGTACGACGAGCGCCGAGGTGGCGGCCCTCGAGCCCCGTGTGCGCTAGGTATGACAATGTATGTGAGGTAGGAAACGAGACGCACGTGTGGTGCCAATGAATGGTTGTGGTGATGTACCGAGTTTTTAATGAGCAAACCTCCTTTGCATGTGCCGATCTGACATCGACCGATTGCAAATGGGCCGCACAGCAGGCCGCTGCGCTGTACGGGCCGCAGTGCCTGGAGCTGCCCATCGCCGCGAGTCCTGCCAATATGCCACCGTTTCGTGCATACGTGTGCCACGGGGCGACAGGCCCGCTTGCCGAGCTGTGCGGTAGCCGGGTCGCTCCGCAATCGTTGGCGGGCAGTAGCGAGGCGGCCCAGGGTCCGCTCGTCGCTCTCACCGGTGTCGCGGGGCTCACCGCCGTCAAGCTGGCGCACACGAACCGAAAGCTGCGAGCGAGACTGCCCGGGATTGATGCGGAGATGAAGCGAGCAAATGAAGAGATGAGGATTGATGCGGAGATGAAGCGAGCAAATGAAGAGATGATCGAAAGAATCCGACAAGACATGAAGGATACACACGGGCGTATCATGAGCGATCTGCAGTCAACACATGACACGGTGTTGCAGCACATTTGCACACAAAATCCGTGGATGTGTATCAGGGCATCGGAGGTCGAGGGGCTCAGTGAAACCGAAACAAAGACTCTCAGCGAAATTGTGGGACGCCACCGTCTAGAGTTTGACAAAATACCCCTCGGGCGGCGGCTGTACCATCGCGAGGCTGAGGAAGAGGCACTGGTGTCAGAGATCAGTGAGAAGATGCCTGACAAAGTAACTGAGTTGTCGATGCATGTGGACGGGAGCCGGTATGCCCTGGGGCTGCAGATTGAGGAGCCTCACCTGTAGTGGCAGCCGTGGCACCCAAGCCAAGCGTGTTTTTTTCAAGGCCCGGTCAGTACCGCGCCATGCATGCGCCAGGCAACCCCCGCACCGCCGCGAGCCGACCATGGCAGCACGGTGGGAGCGGCTCCTGGCCGGGATCCGCGAGGTCCAGGAGCACTCCGCGGTCAACTACGCTCGGGCCGCCCTGCGCGAGGTCGAGTCGGGCGACCTATGGAAAGCGTTCGAGTACGCGACGGCGTGGCGCGAGGGCGGGGCCATGCACAACGAGGTCGGGCACCTGTTCCGCGAGGCGCTGGGGCGCGGTAGTTCCGAGGACCACATGTACACGCGCGATATATGGTGCATGGACGTGGTCCGCGCCCTCCCGGGTGCGTGCCTCGAGGGGACGCAGGTCAAGTTCCGAGAGACGAACCGGGTGGGCTGCGACATCTTTCTGCAGATGCTCGGCGGTGCCCGTTCCCTGCAGCTGCAGATGGCCGAGCGTACCGGGGCGGACCCGGGCGCGTTCGGGGTCCGGACGTCGCTGCGCACTCGCTCGGCGCCCACCGAGAGCGTCCACCGCCGCTATATCGACGATGTCGAGCAGGTCGACTGGGACGAGCTGGTGCGGGCGATGCACGCCTTCCTCGGGGAGCACGTCGCGGAGCTCGAGGCCGCGGAGGCCGCGGAGCTCGAGGCCGCCAAGGCCACGGAGACCGCGGAGGCCGCGGAGCTCGAGGCCCGTCCGTACGAGCGGCTCCGACCCTGGCAGCAGCGGTTCATGGAGCTGGTCGTCGCCCGCGCGGGGAACGTCCTGATGCTGCACGCCGCACCGGGCCTCGGCAAGACCGTGGCGGGCAGCATCGCCGCACGGCGGGTCGCGGGCGAGCACCGGGTGCTGTGGATCACCCCGAGCCTCACGCTGGTCGACGACGCCGTGGCGGCGCTCTGGTATGCGGGGCACAGCGTGCACGTGCTCGGCGATGGCGAGGCCACGACCACGCTCCGACGCGGGGCGCCGGGCCGGCCGCTCGCCCTCGTCGTGGTGGCCAACAGCGCACACCAGAAGGCCGCCGCGGTCTCGGACTGGGCGGGCGACCGCTACTACTGCGTCGTGGACGAGGTGCACCGGCTCCTCGAGCTCGACGCCGAGCTCGAGCCCGAGCTCGAGTCCGGGCCCGAGCTCGAGCTCCGGGCCGAGACACGGCGCGCCGCGGTCACGCGTCTGCTGCGCGGCGCCCGGCTCGGCGGGCTGTGCATGAGCGCCACTCCCGGAGCGTGCCTCTTTGTCGTCCCGCCGGGCGACCGCTTCCTCGTGAGCTACGCCGAGGGGGTGGACGCCGGGCACCTGGTGCCGTACCGCATCGAGATTCCGCTGCTCACGCGGAACGACGCCGCCGCGTGGGCCGAGCACCTGTCGCTCAAGCCCTCGCTGCTCCCGGCGATGGTCGTCGTCGACTCGATCGAGACCATCCACGAGCACGTCCGCGCCTACCGCGAGGTGGGTCTGGCGGCCGAGACCATCAACAGCCGCGGTGTGCACAACACGAAGAAATACCGGCGGTTGGTCCAGCGGCGGCTGCGCTCGCTCGCCGCGGCGAGCCG